GAGGAGGGCGCGATCAAGGAATCGTTTGACTTCCAGCCGGGAGAGTTGATCCCCTCGCACTTGCCCGACGAGGACAACCAGCAACCGTCCATCTACTCTAAGTGGGAGCGCGCCCGGTGGATGATCGAGCAGTTGAGCTACGACATTGAACCGTACTCGCAGGCCAGCGTCTCGCGCGTGGGCCGAAACCTCACGTTGCTCCAGGCAAAGAAAGCGGGGGTGTGGGTGTCGAACAACACGATCGGCAAGGGACTCGGCCTCAACATGGGCGAGTTGCCGCCGATGCGCGACGGACAGCCAGCGGTGAGCGAGCCCGACAAGTTCATGGTGGAACAGGAGCAGGCCCACGCGCTCGCGGAAGACTTGCAGCAGGGCCAGCAGCAAGGGCAGCAGCGCGGCAGGCCGGCCACCAACCAGAACCCGCCTGCCGTTAAATCGAAGGACAATGGGACTCGCAGCACGACGGTGACCAGCCGATAAGGAGATTCAATGCCTGTACTTGAAGCAGAGGTTGTTTGGCAGAAGGGGAAATGGCAGCGGCGAGATTACGCGACGGTCATGTCCGGTCGCGTTGTGCGTTATAACGTCGGCTATAATTCTCCCGGAGAGGTTGAGGTGAGCGCTTCTCGCGATGCGGTTCACATTGACGGCGTGGTTATATCAACAGATAAGGGCCGCGAAGAACTTCTGGACATCGTTCAACGTGCATGGCGTCAACACGAGCATTTGAAGCAGGCCCACCAAAACGATCCACTCTCAGAACTCGATGGATGAGCAACCCGCGACGGTAACCGTTCCTAACGACAAGCTCGCGGCTGCGATCAAGGCCGTGACGCGCGAAAAGCGCACCGGCAAACTGCTCGTTAACTTCTCGCAGGGCACACCGACCGGTGGCGTGCAGTGGATCGAAAACCTGCCGAACGGTCATTCACTGCTCGCTGTGGACTAAACCGTTAGTTTGACAAGGGGATGTAACTTGCACTATCATCCCGCATAGGAATCGCGTACTTCTTAGTTAGAGAGGCGCATCTGGGAAACCGGGTGCGCCTTTTCTATTTGAATCGCAGAAAGGAGAACACCCAATGAACGAGATCAGCTTTGGTCGCGTGGAGAATCGCCGGAAAAAGGGCGGGCGTCACAAGCGCATGAAAAAGTAATCGTGCCTGACTCCGCGTAGATCGAACCTTCGGGTTCCCCTCGCGAAGCAGGGTACACGCGGGGCAGGTCGCAACCCGGCGCTGCCCCACCTTCAATCTCAGCCTGAAAGGAGCTTATGGCTTACGAGTTAGCGCAACACGGTAAGAAGGCGACTAAGGCGTCCGACAAGGCCAAGCTCAAGACGCCGATGAAGTCGGCTCGAAAGGCCGTCCGAAAGTAGTCGCATGACCTCCCCTCAACCTTTCCCGTCTTCTGATCACGCCCAACCATCTGCCGGTACTCAGATGGCTCCCTACGCGGACATGATGGGCGTTCAGAACGGAGCCCCGACCAACAATGCGGAACAACTTCGCAAACAGCAGATGGAATCCGCTGGGATGCAGATTCGTTCCGTAGGTCAACAGCTCGACGGACTGGCGAAGCAATTCCCCGCCGCCGCACAGGACATCCTGATGCTTAAGCAGGGATTGACGAAGGTACTGGTCAAGATCGTTGGTTCTTCACAAACGGAAAGCCAAGCCCCGACCGGAGCACTGGGGTGAGGCGCAGTCCGATTGATATTCCGCAGCCCGTAAGGGAAGGAAGGTTTTGAACTATGGCATTTGAATTATTGACCAAGACTCTGACTGAAGCCGGAATTTCGCCGGAGGTCGTTACTCAGCTCGTTTCCAACGAGAAGGCGGCCAAGACGATTCAGGACTGGCATGAATCAGGTCTACGACAAAGCGATTACGACCGGAAGATGAACTCTGGGAAAGCTGAGATCGAAGCTGCCAAGAAGACTCTCCAGGAACAGATGGACAGCTTCGAGGCCACCAAGAAGACGATCAACGAGCAGTACATGGGAGCGCTCACCACGCGAGAGCAAGCCGAATCGCAACTCGCCACGCTTCGCGCCAAGGCCAAGACAGCGAGCGACGTTTACGGCGTGGACCTCGTGAAAGAACTGTTCGGCGAAGCAACCGTGATGCCGCCAGCCCGACGCGAGGAACCCACCGCCGACGCTTCCGCCATCGGCAAGCGACTCGAAGCTCTCGAAGACCTCTTCAAGACCAACGTCAACTTCGAAGTGGAGATGCACGACATTGTCCGGCAGCACATGGAGTTGTTCCCGGACAAGCCGCTCGTGATGAAGGAGCTACTCGACGACGCGGTGAAGCAGCGGCGCTCGCCCACGCAGGTCTGGGACGACAAGTTCGGCGCCACGGCAAAGCGCGGCGAACTGCTGGCCGACAAGTACCGCGCCGAGGGTGCGGCCAAGGCCAAGGAAGAACTCGAAAAGAAGTATAGCGGCCAGATGGTCAATGGAATGCGGACAGATATACCGATCAGTCCGGTATTCGCGGCCGCCGCGCACAAAGAACTCAGCAGTCCGAGAGATCGAAATGGGCGCGCCTCCGAAACCATCGCCAACGCCGTAGCGGCGTTCGCGGCGGGCAAATACCGTCCTGGCGGTGGCAAGGAGTCCACGCATTAAATGGTTAACCGTCCTGAACCTTCAGAGATCGATTACGCAAGGCTCGCCGCTTATATTGACGGCGAGGGCAGTGTCGGCATTCAGCGAAACAAGAAGTCTTGGTTTGCTCAGTTGACCATCGTCAACACTGACCCGAGAATCGTGCTGTGGCTATACGAAACGTTCGGTGGATTCATCGGAAAGCGCGGTTGGAACAACCGCAGAAATCCCAAGTGGCGTAAGACCTTGGTATGGTATCTCACGTGTGAAAAGCTTCACTCCGCTCTGCTGAAGTGTCGCCCTTATCTCCTGGCAAAGGGAGAACAGGTCGATATCGTCGTTGCGTTCCGAGCGACCGTTAAACGCGTGGGAGTGAAGGGTCACAGCGCCGAAGTAGTGCAGTCCCGCAACGACATGATGGGCAGGCTGAAGGTCCTGCGACACCGAGAATATTCCAAAGAGGAGTTCGACGAGATAGCGGACAATTCCAAATCTCCTCGCGAAAAGGCAGGTTGATAAACTATGGCTTTCGATCCAGCACTTGACGAGCTCAGCGCCACAACTTTGTACGAGATCTGGCCTCGCACAGTTCAAGACAATTTTTTCAACGACGTGGCGTTCCTCGCCTACATCCGCGATCACTGCCTTGCGACGTTCGGCGGCGGGTCGACGATGCAGCAGACCTTCCTCTACGCGCCGCTGATCACCAACTCCTACGGGATCGGCGCGCAGTTCAACTTGGAAAAGGTCCAGACCATCGCGGGCACTCGGTTCGATCCGAAGTACTACGTGTCGATTTATCCGGAGTACATGGAGAACATCGACGTGCTGAACGTCGGGCCCAACGCCGTGTTCTCGCTGCTGAACCTTAACCTCGCGAACATGATGAACTCGATCTGCGCGGACGTGGCGATCGCGCTCTCGCTGCACGGCCAGCCGAGCGGTACCGGCATCGTGGGTAACCGGCCGTACGATATTAACGGCTGGATCGAGTTGATCAACGACGGGATTACGCCCGGGTGGGACGGCTCGATCTTCACGGCCTACGGCGGGCAGGCGCGAAACGGCGCCATCGGCTCCACGTTCAATTCGATCCCGCGCTATTGCGGTGACTCGACGACGACGACCGGCAACACTTCGGCGGCCGGGGCCCTGACTTATTCGGTTCTCGAAGAAGGCTACTGGGATGCGTCGGTCGGTCGTGAGCGGCCCGACCTCGGCGTGACGACCAAGCGCGCATTCGCCTTCATCAAGGAAAAGATCCAGCCCCTGCAGCGCGGCGAATTAGTGACAAAGCAGGATGCCATCTGGGGCGTTTCGGGAGTCGCGATGAACGACGCGATCATCTTCCCCGACGACTACTTCCCGAGCGCCGCTTACGGCGTCAACGATCCGATCCTCGGCAACTACCTTACCAGCACGTTCACTGTACCAGCCGGCGTGTCGAGCAAGAGCAACCTGCCGGCGACTGGTGCGATCGCCACGGTCGGCGAGGTGTTCACGTGGTTCAACACGACCAAGTTGCAGTTCCGGTTGTCGTCCAGCCCGCGGTATCAGTTCGGCCTGTGGGGATTCTACCCGGCCGCCGACAGCACCAAGGTCGTGGCGCGCACGCACGCGGCAGTCAATCTGGTGGGCCTGAGCGCCCGCCACCAAAAGCAATTTTATGGAATCGCAGCTTAGGGGCTGAAGCGTAGCCTCTCGAGGAGACAGCAATGCCGAATCAGATTCAGAACATCCCGTATCGGTCCACGCGGCCGGCACTCAACGACGTCAACGACGTTTATCCGTTTCAGAGCACGCCGACCATTTCCGGTTCGGTGACCGAGTATGCCGCCGCTCTCGGCTCTCGCATCTGGGTGGACGGCAGCCCGTCCGGTGTCCGGTACGATAGCGCGGTCGGGACGCTTTACGGTGGCGAGTATCAGTACGTGCAAACGTTCTTGACCTCCACCGCGGCGCCGGCAGTGGGCCAGCCAGCGGCATGGGCCTGGGACCAGGCTAACGCGGCGTTCGAATCGTACATCGTTACGCCCGATACGAACAGCGCGATCCGCACCGGGCGATTCGCGGGTGTCTATATCAACGCGCTCACCAAGGGGCAGTACGGCTGGATCCAGGTGACCGGCAAGGCGAGCGTTCTGTTCAAGAATGGATTGACCGCCGCGACCCCCGCCGATGGCGACATGATCGTGATCGATAGCGGGACCGGGCTTGCGGATGATCCGACGCAGAGCGGTAGCCCGACCTACGCCACGCTCAAGGCTGCGATTGGGACCGCCATCGGAGCGCCGGTCACGAACCAGTTGAACCTCGTGCTCTTGCGGCCCGTCAACTTCGTCACGTAAGGAGAACCGATGCCCATCAGCGCATACGCTCAAAAACTGTCCGCTCCCTACCTGCCGGAGGGGATTATCAAGTGGCAGGG